ATGGCCGGGGCACAACACCCCGGCCATATGCAGGTTTGGTTCGGCTCAGGTCGTGGCGGCCCCGGTAGCCGCCCGTACCTTGCCCGGCATCAGCGGGCTGTAGGCACTGGCCGCCACCGGTGATTCCGCCGGGGCCAGTCCTTCGGGGATTCCCTGCGCGCTGGTGAGCCGGGCCAGCAGGCAGGTCAGGATGAACAGCAGCACGCGATCAGGCGCGCTGCAGCTTCGACACGACCGGCCAGTACAGCTTCGGCTTGGCGCGGCCCGTGGTGCCCTGCGGGACGGCGACCAGATACGACTCGTGGTCGCGGTCGCCGCCGTAGCCGAAGGCGCTGTTGTGGGTCTTCTCGCGCTTCTGCACCTGCTTGCGCACGGTGTCGGCCGACTTCTTGCCGCCCGGGATGACGGCGATGATGATGCCCGACTTCGTGGTGGTGCTGCCCTGTGCGCTGCTGGACCACTTCACGCTGTCGCCGACCTTGAAGCCGGGCTTCGCGTTGGCGGCGTCGCTGACATCGGTGACGATGCGGGAGGCGCGCTTCGGCGGGTCGATGTTCGGGATCGCCTTCTTGGTGGCGGTCTTGGTGGTCTTGGTGGTCTTCTTCACTGCGGTGGCCTTGGCCATGTCGGTGGTCTCGTTGTTGTTGTTGGAAGGAGCCGCATCGGCTCCGGGGTGGTGGCCGGTGCTGATCCCCGGCATTCAACTGTTCCAAGTTGCTACCCTGATCGAATTTGCAGGCTGCGTAGCGCCATTCATCAGGTCAATTTGCGCCTCAGCCTGCGCATTCACCACCCCGCAGACGACGCGGGGAACAACGGCCCGTGACGTGGGCAAGCCGGCCGATTCATCCGTGGGAACCGCCGATACTCCGGCTCACGAACCCCGGCTGTGGGTACGTGCCGATGCCGCTGGCACGGGTTCTTTCCTCAACAGGGACACCCCCCACTGGTCCCCGTCCGGGCTATTGGCTTCAGCCACGCCCCCGGCAGGCGGTCCAGCAGTGCGTATGGAGGTGCGGCCCGGCAGGGGTTGAACCTGCACTGACGGGGACTCGGGCGTGAGGGGAGGCACGCCGTTCATCATGACCCGCTGCTCTCGCCGTTGAGCTACGGGCCGCACTTCGATACACGCCCCGTTTTCCGTCGGGGCCACACGGCGACGACAACCGACGCTCGGCCGGGTGTATTTCAGGGGAAAGCGTGCAACCACCACGGCGCATGCCGGCGGCTGGTGTTGCCGAACAGCGCGGTGCGGCAGGCGTCGAACGCGGCCATTCCATGACCGATCCCGATGCGCAGCAGCAGCGCCGCGCAGAACGCCCGGAACGGCGCGTTCACATGCAGCTCGATGATCCAGTGCACCGCGCAGATCAGCAGGCAGGCCAGCGGCAGCAACGCATCGCGCATTGGATCAGCCCAGCCCGAACAGGACACGGACGGCGCAGACCATGAACCACGCCGCGATCAAGCCGACGGCGACCTTCTTCCACTTCGACTTCTTCTGCTGATTGACTTCCATGGCGATTCCCTCTGGTTGGCGGATGGCGGGGCGGTCAGGACTCGAACCTGAAACCTCCGAGTTTGGAGCACGGCGCTCTGCCAGTTGAGCTACCTCCCCGTGAATCTGGAGCGGGCTACCGGGATAGAACCGGTGTGGGCGGCTTGGAAGGCCGCAGCCTGACCACTCGGCCAAGCCCGCTTGAACCCGGCGGCGAGGCCACCCCCGCCGCCGGCCGATCCACAAGCCCGGGTCGGTGGGCACCTTCAGTCCAAGGCCGGCGCTACTCTCTGCTGCTTGGTGTCTCAGAAGCCATTGAAGTCCGGCCTGCCCTTAAGGCCCGGGGCTACCACCCGGGGTTGTGCCCTTGCGGGCTGGCGCTGTCCCGTCAGGCCGGACTTCAATGGATGCCCCGGAAAGGTCCGGGGCAACCTCGACCGCAGGGCCGAAGCCCAGCATGCCGATGGATCAGGCGAACAGGTTCTCGACTTCGCGGCGGGCCAGCTTGGCCGACTCGGCAGCGCCGAACTTGCCGTTGTAGGCGCCATAGGCACGGCCGGCGAAGTAGCCCAGCGACTTGCCGAACTCGGTGGCGTCGTGCTCGTTCAGCCCCTCGATGGTGGCGTTGCCGAACGGCAGGCCATTGACCACGACATCGGCCGACTCGGCCGGGATGTTGAAGTCCTGCTGCATGCGCAGCTTGGCGTAGGTGGCGACGGTGGTGCGACGGGCGCCGAGGATGCTCTGGGCGGGGTCGTTCAGGACGGGAAGCGGCATGGATTCGATCTCGAAAAGAAAGGGGTGCCCCGCACTCACGCGGCAGGGCTTACGGGGTCTGTTCGGTGATGGGGCTTTCCCTGTACCCCACGTCTTCAGGCTGCGATGCGCAGCTGCGGACGGTAGCTATCGTCGTTGGCGATTGCTTATTGGTGCGCTCGTGGTGCTGGCGAGTCGCCTTTCCGGCTGCGTATCGCTACCTTCATTGCCCGTCGAAACCTTTGCAGCCCCATTAGGGTGAACACTGTCCGGACTTACTTGTGGGCCGGGGCGTCTCGGTGTAGCTGCTGGCGATCAACTCAGCAACCTGCCGTCGAAGTGTTCACTCTGGTGGAGCTGGGCGGAATCGAACCGCCGTCCGAACAACTATCCTCACGTCCGAATTACAGCCATCGCGGTGCGGCCTGCCCTCAGAGAAGAACGCCTCCCGTCGGAGCCGTGCTGCTGTGCCTGACGCCAACAAGCCGCACCGCGATAGCTGCGGGGCACTTACGCGGCCCCGCTTACGTCTTTCACCTTCCCACAGGCCCGTGCGCTCACCCGGCACGGTTAGGTCAGCCAATTACCATTGGTTGAACCCGGTGCAGCCCTCTCGCTCTTTGCATTTGCGCCGCGTTCGTGGACATTTAGAGGCCGTCTTGAACGTGGAGAAGTCATCCAGCCTTGAAGCAGACCATAGCAAGTGCTTTTCTGGATTGCAACACTTTGCTGGCGATTTTTTCAGATCAGCGGGCTGAACCTGTCGCGGTCATGCGTGGGCACCGGTCGGGGCTTGCGCGGGTAGGAATTCAGTGTCCACGCCACCGCTTCATCCGGGCGCGATGCCAGCCGCTGGAAAGTCAGCCGGTAGCGTGCGACGTAGGGCGCCGGCAGCTGCTTGCGGCTGCGCACTGCGCGCGCGGCGACCACGCGGCCGTAGCCGGTGACCGCGCCAGCAGGCGACACGATGCGGAACACGTCGCCCACGGCAGGCGCGACGCGCTCATCTCCCCAGTCCAGCGTCCACGTCGGCCCTGACCGGCGCATCGGCAATCAGACCGGTCCGCCCGAGGTGCCGCTGCCCGTATCGACGCCAGTATGGCGGTGGCTGCCGAAGTTGATCCCGCCGATGGTCGCTGCCGGCGCCGACACGCTGGCGGCCGAACTTACCGTTCCCTGCGCGGCGACCGTCCCGCTGGCCGTCGTGTTGCCGTTGATGGCCACGTTGCCGTTGAAGGTGCTGTCGCCGTTGAACTCCATCTGCCCGGCGTCCACCTGCACCTTGCCGGCCGTGATCGTGACCAGCGTGCCGCCGACATCCAGCACCACCTTCTCGCCGGCCTGCACCCGGTATATCGCGTCCGCGATGGACTCGAAGTTGTCATGCACCCAGCGCCGCGTGCCGACCTCGTTGCCGGTGTGCTTGGCCCTGAACCCGGTGATGATCGGGTAGCGCGGGTCGCCGCGCATGAACGCGACCCAGACCAGATCACCGGGCAGGATGCGAATCTCGGTCTGCTCGCTGCGGTCCCCGATGGCCTGACGGATCTCGGCCAGCGGCAGGATGTCGGCGCCGTCGGTCACCCCGGGCACTTCCACCCGCACCTCCCGGCGCGCGCGGTCCACCGACTTCACGATGCCGGGCCATTCCCCTGCTGCGGTCACAGCGCCATCCCCCCCAGCCAGAAGCGGCTGTCCGTCTGCGTGATGCCGTCGTTGGCGACCATCGAATGAGCAGCCGTCACCACCACCAGCCGTTCGCCATCGACCTCCAGCACGTCGCCGGCGTTGATCTGCTCGGCAAGGTCGGAATCGACCACGCGGCGCGTCACCAGCACCCGCGTCGCGTTGCGCAGCGCCCGTTCCGGGGTGCGCGGCAGGAACACGACCTTCCGGGCCGCCGACGTGTCGCCCATCACCGGCGCGCCGGCGTCGTCCGTGCTGACGAAGGCCGGGATGCTGTGCCGCTCCAAGAACTCGCTCTCGCTGCTGTCCGTGCTGTCGGTCTGCCCGATGGTCCCCACCGGCTCCTGCGCAACC